GGTCCTCTCGGGCCGAAGAAGTGCCTCATTGGTACGATGTACTGCTGGACCAAAAACAACGTCCAGTCCCCGGATACCCGTAGTACAGACAGAACGGGGTGGGTTGGGTTCCCACCCCTACTGCCGCTGCCACAGGTTCCCTGTCCGGCAACCCTCTCATTATGAGGGCGTGCGCAGTCTGCACATCTACTTTTCCACCTTTTATTCAAAGATATACTTAGTAGTATGAGCAAACGACATGCTAGTTACCACAGCTGGCGGCCGATATGTCTTCTATTCGAAGCCCTCGGTTCTGCAAAGGTCGGGGATTCCCTTATCAGGGAATACCTTTCCTTCGCAGGCCATCTTATTAGTAACCATGGACTGGCTACTGCCACCAAGGTCCTCAAAGACCTTGACAGTAGGGTCAAGTTAGTGGTCATCGGACAGAGAGTCCCTAGGGCCCCTTTCGGAAAGGTCTGGTTAAAGACCAATTCGAACGGGATTCCTTCGAAACTCAAAATCCTTCAGGAGAATCTAAAGACTAACGGGATGATGTGCGTTTGCACTACATCACTCGTTAGATTGATTATGGTTTCTCCTGACCATGATATCAGCACAATCACTAGTGCCGGTACCATGGCCTGGCCACCAAACTGGATCCCAGGGTACACTGATTTTGTTCAGCGTATCCTACAACCAGTTCAAATTGAGCTAGATCCTTGGCATACTAGTACCAAAGCTGGACCTAACGGTCCTGCTGCGATTATTAGTTCTGGAATTGATGCTTTGGCGTTAGCCGAGCACCAAGATATCCAGTCCCTCTTTGAGGAGGGATGCCGTAATACAGGAGCCACGGAACTCTTAGAACGATATCATAATTTCTTACAACTCGCTCTTAAGAGCGACATGACCTGTATACGAAAGCCTAAAGTGCTTACTCTAGCAAAACTTGCCTACCTTAGTGATAAGGCGGGGAAGACTAGGGTAGTCTACATCATGAACTACTGGTGGCAGGACTTATTGAAGCCCTTGCACACAGCCATTTTTAAATGGTTAAAACAGCAGCCTCAAGATGGGACTTTCGACCAAAAACGAGCAGTGGCAACAGTTAAGGGCTGGACCGGTAAAGGCTTACGCCTATGGTCCTACGACCTTACTGCGGCGACTGATCGGTGGCCGAAGGCACACCAGGCAATCGGGATCCGCGCAATTGCCGGCCCCGTCTGGGAGAAAGTGTGGTTAGATGCCATGGGGATATCCCCTTGGAGTGAGCCCCACAAAATGTGGGTCCATTACGCCGTAGGACAACCTATGGGTGCCTATGGATCATGGGCTGCTCTAGCACTTAACCATCACCTACTCGCCAGATGGTGCGCGAGCAGAGCAGGGGTCTCTTGGGACTGTTATGTAGTCTTAGGTGACGACATCGTTATTTCTAACGAATTGGTCGCCTACTACTACAAACAAGCCTTGACTGACCTCGGAGTAACCATCTCCGAGGCTAAATCAGTTACTGCAGAAATGCAGATAACTGGTTCGTCAGCAGAATTTGCAAAACAACTTCTGCTTGACGGTCGAGACTTGACACCGCTCAGCCCGGGACTTCTGAAAGAAGTCTATGACGACCACCAATGGTGGAAAGTCTTAGAACTCCTTCAGGAGGTCCAGGCCAAGTGGGGTCCAGTCGGGTACATATTACCAAATCGAGACCTCTGGTTTCCTCCCCTCACCATGACACTACTGGCACCTCTGAAAAGGTATCAGAGCGCCATAGTGAAAATTATCAGTGACCCCGAGGCTCCTCGATGCCTCCTGACGGAGGTTAAAGAGGATTTAGGTTACCTCGAGGTACTCTATATGATGACAGTGGAAGGTACTTGCACTGCAGCGGTACCTTTCTCAGGGAAGTACTTACATAATCCCTGGGCTGGCATCACTAGACTAACATACCTGACTATGAAGTCAGAGATGTTGACTGATAAACTCTCAAGAGAAACCCAAGAGCTCATCGCTCTCAGGAATTCTCTGAAAGAGGGTAGCAGTGGAAACAAACTGCCTGGCTGGTTCCTTGAGAACCCGTTCCATCCCATCTACTCAGTCATAGACCGATTAGAAGGTGCCCTATATGAAAAAGTAAGGCAATTAGCATTTGGTGATCACTCCCTTACAGGAGAGATTGTCACGCTAAAGATGGATGCGGAATTTCTTAAGGATCTCTTACTCAATGGGGTGTCCTATACTCAGTGGAAGGACCAAAAGTCCAAACGACTGAAGATAGGGTGCCAATTAAGTATAGAGTTACTTCGTAAGATTCGTGATCTTGAAAAGGAGGTTTTATCCATAGACTGGCTTGAAGACTAAAGCGCATCCCGAGAAAATCGGTATATGATGCGGGTCTAGATTCAAACTAGAAAATGTGATACCCAGTAGGGTATCATACACTGTGTCTAAACTCAATTGTTAGTTACTTATCATAAAGGCGTAGTTTAACTACGATAACCCTTTAAGGTAACACTGGCAACGAGGTTTACACTAAGTGTAGACAATCCCAATTAATTAAGATCACTTCGAGAGCTTCGAGACCTGAGGGGGGTTAATTCTCAGGTAGGAAGGCACCCGACTAAAATCGGGAGGTCGCCATCTTCAGAGCCTCTGTAAGGAGGCCCT